ATAAATAGATTAGCTCAAATAGTTAATACACTAAATACAATTGTAAAAATATTAGCTAAACTAGCTAAAGTAATTCGTAATTTACCTCTCCCAGCTCGTTGGGCTACAGTAGGAGTTATTCTTAAATTACAAAAACTAGCTGAAACTTTAGAAAAAAGAACAGAAGTAGCACAAAGTAATTTAGATCAAACATCTCAATTTTTAAATGTATTTTCAAGATCATTAAATTCAGTTAGAGATCGTATCAATACTCTACTAGAAGCATTACGAATACTATTACAAAAACTTCAATCATGTGCTAAAACTAAAGATTTACCTATTACGAAGAAATTAAAAGATACTATTATTAATTTAGAATCTACTTTAGATACTATTAATAATGCTTTACCTAAAAAACCAGCTAATAAACGTCAAATCCAATATAAAGGATTAACTTTAGATATTATTGAAGAACAAGTAGTGGATGAAGGTATAGTATTAACTAGAAGATATGGTGTAGCACTTGATGCTAGAGGAGTTATTGTAACTCAAACTGATTTAACTTTTGCTACTAACCTTGAACTTATATATAATGAACTTCGTTTCTTAATAGATAAAGATAAGCTCGGTGAACAAACATCTCAAGCACTTAGCGAAGATGAACTTATTAGTGCTGAACTTGATTTACCAACCGAAGCAGAACAATTGGCTGATGAAGCGGCTACTCAAGCAGAAATTGATAATTTAATTAAGCAAATTCAACCTGAGGAAAATCTTAGACAAGAACGTAGTAAAAAAGATAAACGTAAATTTAAGCGTTTTAAACGTGTTATTAACAGATTAAAAAAACAAGGTCTTACTAAAGAGCAAATTAGAAATCGTGTATTGAAGAAAAATAGATTTGATAATTTCAGTGAACAAGATTTTGAAGAAGCATATAATGCTAGTAATAATCTTGTAGATAAACTTGAAGCAGCTAAAAAAGAAAAAGCAGCAAATGCTCAAAAATCACAACAAACCCAATCCCCTACAGGCACTTAAAAACAGTTTTATAAATATTTATATATATGAAAGTTGAAACATTTAGAAAATTAATAAGAGAAGAGGTAAAACGCGCGCTCCGCGAAGAATTACCATCTTTAATTACTGAAATTACTGAACAACCTAAAGCAATAGCTAAACCAGGCCGTGCATTCTCCGATTTATTTGAGGGAATGGATAAAAAGAAACAACAAGTAGTTGAAACTACAGGTAATCCAATGCTTGATTTATTAAATGAAACAAGAATGAGCATGACTGCTGGTGGTGATGAATGGAAATCAATTGGTGATTTTAGCTCAAACAATATTAATGGTTACAGAGCAGAAATGATGAATGCTTTTGGTGGTGCTCCTGCTGTTGAATCTGTTGACCAAATGGTACAAACAGCTAGACCAGCACAAGATGTATCACAAGTTCAAATTAACGCAGTTCCCGATTTCAGTAAAATGATGGGCGCTTTAAAAGAAAAAGGTAAAATTTAATGGCTGTAGCAAATTACATATTTCGTAATAACTTAGATGGTAATAAAAGACCAAGCACAGGTGTAGGTATTTCTTTACCATTTGATGGTCCTACAGGTATTAATCAAACTTTTACTACACAAGAGGCGATAAAATCTAACCTCTTGAATTATTTATTAACTGATAATAGAGAAAGAGTATTTAATCCTCAATTTGGATCTGGTATTAGAGGTATGTTATTTGAACAAATAACCACGTCTACAGCCAGTGAATTATCGCAAATGCTTTCAAGTGAACTTGCGATATATTTCCCCAATATTATTATTGAAGATTTAAAAGTTACTCCACTTTATGATCAAAATACAATCCAAATATATTTCCGCTACTCAGTAGCGTTAACTAATATAGAAGATGAAATTCAGGTATCATTCCAAAATGAAACATTAAATGCCAACGTCTAAGAAAATATCATACATCAATAAAGATTTTGATACGTTTAAACAACAACTTATCAATTTCGCTAGAACCTACTATCCAGAATCATATAATGATTTTACTGAGGCTTCGCCTGGTATGATGTTTATTGAACAAGCTTCTTATGTTGGTGACGTATTATCATTTTATGCTGATAACCAAATTCAAGAAAACTTTGTTCAATATGCTAAACAGAGAAGAAGTTTATTAGCTGCTGCTTATAGAGCAGGATATGCTCCTAAAGTTACAGCTGCTTCTAGTACTGTTGTTGATGTTTATCAAATTATCCCTTCACAAATTGTGATGGGTCAATCTATACCTAACTGGGATTATTCTTTAATCATTGAACAAGGTGCTCAACTTTCTTATGTTAATGATCCTGCTGTAAAATTCTATATTGAAAATAAAATTGATTTTACACAATCAGGTTCATCTAACCCAACTGAATTATCAGTTCGTTCACTTAATAATTTAAATCAACCAGACTATTATTTGTTGAAAAAACAAGCTTTAGCAGTAGCAGGTACTGTGAAAAGTGTTGAATTTAGTTTTGGTAATCCTGAAAAATTCCCTACTGTTGCTATTGATGATGATAGAATAATTCAAATATTAGATGTAGTAGATAGTGATGGAAATAAATGGTATGAAGTTCCTTATTTAGCACAAGAAACAATTTTTGTGCCTGAGGAAAACACAGTATTGAATGATCCTAACTTGTATCAATATAGAGATCAAGTTCCGTATTTAGTAAAATTAATGAAGGTTCCAAGACGTTTTGTTGCTAGATTTTTATCTGACAATACCTTACAATTACAGTTTGGTGCTGGTATTTCAAACGCTGAAGATGAGTATTTAACTCCTAATCCTGAAAATGTAGGTATAGGTTTACCTTACGGGATTGATAGAATGACTACAGCTTATGATCCTTCAAACTTCATGTATACTAAAACTTATGGTATTGCTCCTTCAAATACAACCTTAACTGTTACTTATTTAGCAGGAGGTGGAGTTGTATCAAATATCCCTTCAAATACATTAGGTATATTCAGTTCAGGTAGTGTTGCATTTTATGGAGGTACTTTAGATCCAATAATTGCAAATACAGTTCAACAATCCTTAGTATTCAATAATCCAAACGCAGCTACAGGTGGTGGTGATGGTGATACAAATGATGACTTAAGATTAAATACTTTAGCTTCATATCCCACTCAGTTACGTACTGTAACTAAAGATGACTATTTAATTAGAGCTGTGTCTATGGATCCTAAGTATGGAGTTGTAGCTAAAGCGTATGTTACTCAAGAAAAAGCAATAACACAAGATACATTTGCTGCTATTGAAAATAATCCTTTTGCTTTAAATTTATATGTGTTATCAAAAAATAACCAAAATAAACTTGAGCCACCAACGTTGGCATTAAAGCAAAATTTAAAAACATTTTTAGGCGAATATAGAATGTTAACAGACGCTGTTAATATTTTAGATGCCTTTATAATAAACATTGGTATAGATTTTGATATAATTGTTAGACCAAACTTTAATAATAGAAATGTAATTAATAGTTGTCTAGTAGCTCTAAATGAATATTTTGCTATAGAAAACTGGCAAATAAATCAACCAATCATCCTTGCCAATATTTACAGCTTACTTGATACAATAGAAGGTGTTCAAACTGTTCAAAACATTGATATCTATAATATAGTAGGAGAATCAACAGGATATTCTAAGTATGCGTATGACATAAAAGCCGCTACAATCAATGGAATAATCTATCCTTCATTAGATCCAAGCATTTTTGAAGTAAAATACCCAGGAACTGACATTCAGGGTAGAGTAGTAACTTTCTAAAAACTAACAAGTAAGTATATTTATATAGGATTAAGTATACTTATGGCAGTTTATAAACTATTCCCTATAAAAGACGCGTTCATTTGGAATGAACAACCTACCCAAAACATGGGTCGTGACGAGATTCTTGAAATCTCTACATACAATGATCCTAGTTTAGTAGATGATAATTTAAATACAATTCCCTCTGTAACTAGAGCGTTAGTAAAATTTGACCAATCTCAAATAGATTATGTAATTGATGATTTAATTGTTGGTGTTCATGGAAGTGGATCTCATGGGGTCATTACATATACTGCTTCATTACAATTATTTTTAGCTAACGCTTCAAATTTACCCCAAAATTATACTTTAGAATGTTATGCCATTTCAGAATCATGGGAAATGGGTACTGGTAGATTAGCAGATAGACCTAGAACAACAAACGGAGTTTCATGGACTTATGCTGGTTCTTCAGCTTCAAATAATGAATGGGCAACTTCAAGTTTCCAAGCCAACGTAACAGCTTCAGATAATGGTATTCAAAGAGGTGGTGGAAACTGGTTTATTACACCTTATGTAACCCAATCTTTTGGATACACATCAGATAAAGATACTAATTTTAATGTAACTGAAATAGTAAAATTATGGCATAGCCATAGTATACATGGAGGACCTCCCGAAGCGTTTGGTAATGAAGGATTTATTATAAAATATACAGGTAGTCAAGAATTTAATACTGCTAGTATCCAACAATTGAATTTCTTTTCAATGGATACTCACACCATTTATCCTCCAACATTAGAGTTTAAATGGCAAGATGCAACCTTTAATTCTGGATCTTCTCCAATTGTAAATAATAACCAATTTATTACAACTATTGGAAATATACAAGAGGAAATTGCTGAAAATTCAGTATACAGATTTAATGTTTATTCAAGAGATTTATATCCTCCTCGTTCTTTCCAAACTCAGTCCGTATATTTAAATACAAAACTTTTACCAACAAACAGTTATTGGTCATTAGTTGATTTAAATACAGGAGAGATAATAGTTGATTTTGATGATTGTACAAGATTAAGTTCAGTTCCAGAATACAATTATTTTGATGTTTATATGAATGGACTAGAACCTGAAAGATATTATCAAATATTGATTAAAACACAAATTGGAAAACAGGAAATAATTGTTGATAATCCATCATATTATTTTAAAGTTGTAAGATAATGAGTCAACCCGTTCAATTAACTAAAAAGGTATATGGAAGAGGTTTATATCCTCAAGTAATAGATACTAGCTTTTCACAGTTAGTACCTCCTACTGCTTCGGCTCCAAATGCTCTTACAGTTCCTGAATTTTTTGAGGCATACGAAAATTTATTTTATGAAATTCCTGTAGAAGGAGATATTAATTCTCACACTTACTTAGTAGCTAGAAGTTCTGAGTATATAGGTGTTACAGCACAAAATGATGAGGTTAATGCTTTATTAGAAGAAATTAACTCATTAAGACAAGAACTTCTTGACGCAAACAAAACTATTTTAGATTTAACAAGTAATATAGGTTAATGGAAAACATTAGTGTTCAAAATATAAATTATATTGAGGTACCTGAAAACCAGGAATATACTCCCAAAGATCAAGGAGTACTTAATTCGATATTCATCACAAGAAATTTCGGATTAGAGACTGATTATATTGAGAACCACATTTATTCTCCTAGTAATGAGCCTTTAGCCTCTAACTATAATTTTACTAACTATACAGTTTTAAATACTTTTGAGAATACTGAGACGTACAATCAAATGATTTTTACACCTGAAAATGATGTAAGATCTCAAGGTATTAATCAGGGTACTATAAATTCAATATACTATTTTTATAGAAGATTATTTAATAGTTCTCCAAGTAGAAAGTTTATTTTAAAAACTGTTTCTTCTGATAGAACTGAATTACGTGTTATATTACCCTCAGTTTCAATAGATGACTTACAGTTAGATTTTATTGGTTGGTCAAATAATGTAAACTCTAGAAATTATTATAGTGATTTTGTACTTAATTTCAGTAATAATCTTACTTTAATTGGTGTAAATATTGCTTTTGAAACAGCACAGGTTCCTACTTTATTAATTAAGTTATACGAACCTTTACCTGTACAATTTGATGTTAATGATACTTTTTGGTTAGTAGAAGAAATATCAGATCCTGTTACTTTTGAAGTTACAATTCAACAAGAATTTGTAAACGTAGTAGAATCAACTCAATTAAGAGGTCCAAATATCACTATTGATATTGAAAACAAACCCAACCTAACTACAGGTAAACTTAGTTTAGATGATTTACGTTCTACAGAAGTAACATCTTCATTTCAACAATTAATATCTTTATTTGATGAAACAAGTGCTGATATTAATATTGAATATGAACATCCTGATGGCTCAACAGCATTTGAAAATTTTGTTCATTTCTCTTCTGCGGCTGAACGTTTAACAAACTTTAGATATAAATTAACATTAATAGAAGGTTATCAAAGTGATATTGATGCTTTAAATACAGCAATCACTTCCCCTTATATTTCTCAAAGTAAAGCTCCTATACAAGCTAAAATTGATGAAATAATTAAGCATTTTGATAATTATGAATACTTTTTATATTACGAATCATCATCAGCAGCTTGGCCTAAAATAAACAACCAACAACCTTATCAACTATATCCTGTTTCATCTACACAAGCTTTAACTTGGTTTGGTGATGAAAACTATGGTCAACCTTATTATGGTGGTCAAATTTTATCTGCCTCAGTTTATGATAGTTTAAATTCTAACTATGTTTGGAATACAATGCCAACATATGTTACAACTGATCCCCAAAACGCTATAATTCAAAACTTTATATCGTTATTGGGTCAACACTATGATTATCTTTGGACTTATATTAAGGCAATCACTGACATTCAAAGTGGTGATAACAGATTAGAACATGGTATTTCAAAAGATTTAGTAGCCGCTGCGTTACAATCTTTTGGTATTAAATTATATACAACAAATAGAAATACTGAAGATTTATATACCGCACTTTTGGGTATTACACCTTCAGGTTCATTATTACCTTCAACTGGTTCTTTTTTAATTACTAATTACGTAACTGCTTCTGCTCAAACCACTCCAGATAGTGATATTGTAGCAGAAACATATAAAAGAATCTACCATAACTTACCTTACTTATTAAAAGCAAAGGGTACTTATAATGGTTTAAGAGCATTAATGAATTGTTATGGTATTCCTCCAACATTACTTCGTGTTGATGAATATGGTGGTAATATCAAAACTACAAGTTCAGTAGAAACATATTTTGAGCGTTTTGCTTATTCAACAACTTTTGATGGTACAGGTAGCATTAATGTTCCTTGGTTACCTTCAATGGCTCAATTCTTAGATACAGGCAATCCAAACTTAATGCCTGATGCTATTGAATTTAGATTACAAACACCAGGTATTCCTTCATCGGATATGGTTGAACCTGTATTCCAAGTAGGTAGTGGATCTGATTTCAGATTTGGTATCCAACTTTCATATAGTCAATCTTACAATAATTTTGTAAGTGGTACTATTAATACTCCTGGTTCACCTTATTATCAACAAAGATTAGGAAGCAATTTCCAAGAATATGGTTTGTTAAAACTAGTAATGTCTGGTTCTCAAGGATATTGTTATAGTGCTCCTGTTTATTTACCTTTCTTTAATGGTAAATGGTGGAGTATTTTATTATACAGACAAAATCCAGCATCTGATAATGTTTCAAATAACACATATTGGTTAGTAGCTAAAAATTCAATCTATACAGGTGAAGATGGAACCACAATTGGTTTCCAAGCATCATCATCTATATATGTGATGGGTGCTGTTTCATCTTCTTATAATAATTCTTGGAACTATTACAACCCAACCCCTGTAGTATCTGCCTCTCAAATTCCTGTAGAAGGATTTTTAGGTGGTACTGGTAGCAATAATATATTGGCACCTAATGGGGTTACATTTAGTGGTTCTTTCCAAGATTTAAGATATTGGAGAAGAGGATTAGATTTAAGTGCATTTAACAAACACGTATTGAACCCAATGTCAATTCAAAATGCTGAATTTTCTGGTTCAAACGATGCTTACAATGATTTAGTTTTCCGTTTAGGTTTAGGTAATGATTTATTATATACTCCTGATGGATTTAATTATACTGGTAGTGCTTATGGTATAGATCCTTATGGAAATGCCTATTATGTAACTGCTTCTTATACTGCTTCTCTTGCTTATTTACAATCAATCCACCCAGCAGTAACTGGTACAGTTGAACCAACTTCTTCATTTATATATCCTCGAAATCCTTCATCATACGATCTTAATTTGTATAATGTGGGAGCTTATCAACTTATTATAAGTGGAAGTCCTACAGGAAGTTATGGTACTTCTTCTTATAATGGAAGCTACTATACAGGTTCAACTCAATATGATTTATTTACTTTCTCATTTGGTATAAACAATTCAGGAAGTAATGATGGTACTACTTATGATGCTTTACAAACAGCTCCTAACGTAGGTGCTATTTCTCCTGTAGATGAAAAAGTAAGAATTATAGATCAAAACTTAGTTCCTGGTGATACATTATCTCCTTTTGTGAGTATTACTCAACCAGGACCTATAACACCTGATTTCCCTTATATTGATGTAAGCTTATCAGCACAAAACTCAATTGATTACGATATCATTAACCAACTTGGTTATTGGAATATTGATGAATTTATAGGTGATCCTAAAGAAGCTCAATCAAGAGAATATCAAAGACTTACTACATTTAGAAATTATTACTTTAAAAAGTATATTTCCGCTTATAATCTTTATGATATAATGCGTTTGTTAAGTTATTTTGATAGCGCACTATTCAAAATGATATCTGATTGGGTTCCTGGTCGTGCTGCTTTAGCTGCTGGTATTGTTATTAGACCTAACTTACTTGAAAGAGTTAAAACTCAAAGATTTGAACCTACTTTTGACACAGGAAGTAACTATACGGGTTCAATTGATATGGTAGATATTTCTGGTAGCTATGGTTTCCAACAAGATAGAATTAATGTAAATACTGACTTTGAAAATGCAGCATTTTTTGTTCCTAATGGAATAACATTTAATACTTCTTCTGGTATTTACACTTATGAAGTAACAGATCAAAGACCATTATTTACAGGACAATATGGTGGTAGTGAAATACCTGTTTATGTTCAACCTACTTCAAGCATGGTAATGGAAATTAATAAGTTAGACTTATTTGACATTCCAGATGCTCAAGAAATAGCAATTGCTACAACATATTCAGTACTACCTTTCTTACCTGAATTGAACTTAGTTCAACAAGCAAGAACAACTACACGCCATTTAGATGTAGATTATTCTTCTAATCCTAATGTTGCTGTAAATAATAATTTTATTACTGAAAGATTCGAAGGTGGTTTAACAGGTTCAACAGTTGCTCCTGCTAATTCTCAGTTAGCTTTTGCTTTATCACAAGCATCATCCTCATTCTTAAATGCACCTGTTCAAGATAGTAATTATACAGCTTATTCAGCTATTAATCCAAGATATCTTGGTACTAAATTAATAGGAAGACAATACAATACTTACTCTGTAGGTGATATCTCTTATGGTAGTGATCCTGTTATTAATAATAACTCTATTTATTTTGCATATTTTAAAGAAGTATTTGCTACAGGATCTAGTATGAAAGTTGATACAGGTTCTCTTACTCCTTATATTAGTAATGTATATATAAAATATTTAATTGATTCTGATTCTAATGTTTTAGAATTAACAAAACAAAATAAAAATATATTTCCTATACAGGATATATTTAATAATCAACAAGCAGTAATTTCATTATTTAATAACCAACAACCTTCAAATCAGAAGTTCTTGGATGGTTTACAAAACATTTATGCTGGTGGATTTAAATATACTCCTGTACTATATAATCCTTTAGGAACAGGTTCTTTAATTTACAATCTTACTGCCTCTATTATTATAAATGAACCAGCATTAGGTGAACAAGTATTATATACTACAGCAAGTGCACCAGGTGGTATTGTAACTAGTCCTAGTGTAAGTAGTAGTATTAGCTATTTTGGATATTCTGCTGGGGGTTGGCCTTATTATAATTCTGGATATTTACAAACTGTT